ACCGTAGGCCCGCCGGACGGCGGGCGCTCAACCGCAAGCACCGCAATCAACAGATCTCCTGCAGTAATGCCGGATGGCAATGTGACCGTGTGCGTCGTTCCCTGCGAAGTCCTATTGCTCGTGGCCGTGGCGTTGACGGCGGGAAAGGTCTGCTGGTCGAGCATGTCGCCGATCGGGATGCCGGCGCCCGCGGCGGGCAAAGCGGAGAGCCCCCACGAAAACCGATAGGGCCGGGTGCCGGGAAACGTCACCACCACGTCGCGCTCGGCCTGCGTGTAGCGGATGTCGCCGATGGTTTCGAGCGTCCACGGCAGGTTGCCGATCTTGTTCAGGAGATCGCCGTGCCCGTCATAGATGCGCAGTGCCTGATGGCCGAACACGAACTCGAATTCGTTGTCGTCGTCGATGCGGATTTTCCCGATGCGCCCGGTGTCGAGCCGGTAGGCGGAGCGGCCGAAGCGCTGCTTGAGCGCGCCGCTCGCGAGGATGCGCGCATTGTCGGCGCGCTTGAGGCCGGAGCGGACGAGCTTCACGTCGTCGCGCCGCTCGGCGGTCGCGGTCACCTGGCCGGCCGAGAAATCGCGCTGCACGTATTTGAGTTCAACGAGCGCCATGGCGGCCTACAGCGCGCGCGGGCCGCCCCCGGCCCGGCGCCGCTCCCGCATCGAACTGCGGAACGCCTTGCGCGGCGGGTTCTGCTGGTCGCCGCGCGTGCGCGCGAGCGGCAGGAATACTTCCTCGATCATTCGCTCGCGCCGCGTGGCTTCGGCATAGTCCTCGTTTACCGTCCGCAGGATGCCGACCTCGATTTTGCCACGCAGGATTGCCCAGAACAGGTTGGAGATTTCCGAGTTGGGCGGCTTCTGGATGTAGGTCGCGACCGGCGCGGCGTCGTCCTCGCCGTCATAGTCCATGCAGATGTAGCGGCCGATGATCTCGTAATCGAGCGGCGCGCCGCCCGGCGCCTCAACCCGCTGCAACCACAGCGCCAGCACCGGCCAGTAATAGGCATTGCTCTTGCGGTTCGACGGGTTCTCGCTGTCACCGGCCAGTTCCAGCGCCTCGGTGTCGATGGCAAAATTCCATGTGTGCCGCTCCAGCAGCAGCACCAGTTCGTTGTCATAGATGCGCGAGGCGCGGTCGGCGAGATAGAGCGGGTCGTTGTCGTCGGTGATCGGGCTGTCCGAGTCGAGCGCGTCGAGATTGGCCTGCGAGATCAGCCCATTCGCCGTGCCGCCGAGGGCGTCGTTGATGAGCCGGAGTTTCGTGGTGGTCGCCATGCCCGCACGCTACGGGCACGGGGCGCGGCGGCAACGTACCGCAGAGCCATCCGCATGGATCAAGGCTTCCTTGATGGTTGCGCGGACTGTGAGGCTATGCGAGGGCGAGCATCCGCGCGAGGTTACGTTTTCGGTCGCCCTAGCGCATCCTTATTCTTGCAAGATTTAAGTTGCCTGCAAGTACCCACCCTGGACGACGTTTCCGAAGCCGCTGTCATCCATGTCGATCGTCACGTCCGCCGGGGACGAGTTGTAAATCTTGTACTTGATGTATGGTTTATTTCCCGGAGTAGGACCGGTCACTTCAGCGTCTGCGGTCGGCGTAAACGAGCGTGTACTAATAACGCCTGATGCGTAATACATCGCCACCACCACGAGCGGCGCGGTTCCACTGCCTGACGTAATTATTTGTGCCGCAGGATTACTGTTCGTCATTCCGCTGCTAATACCGCCGCCCTGCGTCAGTGTCGTCGTCGGCACGTTGGTCTGGAACACGACCAACGTACGAACGCCACCACCATTATTAGTCATGCCGGTAAGTGTCGCGCCTGCTTCGCTTCCTGTCGCCTTCTTGAAACTCAGTATCGCCCGTGTATCCGTAAGCGACACGTTGCAATTTGAGAAGATGGTGAAGCCCGATGGAACGGCAGTCGATGGGATGCCGCTCTCATTGACTGCCGCATCAGCCAGCACCAGGATGTCGCCCTCCTGGATATCAGACGGAGCGACGATGTTGCCGTCCGTGCCTTTGGCGGTCGATGACGACCTAAATGTGATCGTGGATACCCCCTGAGCCCCGCTGGACGCCAGCGACGATGCGATGCTGCCGCCGGCAATTTGGCTGTGGCGGACACTCGTTCGTCTAAACCCGCGCGATGATACGGACATCATCCTCGTCAGCGAACGGCGTCACCCGGCCTTGTGGGACCAGCCTGTGCCGGCCGGCTGCTCCGTCTCGGCAGCAGAATTGAACTTCCCCGACATCAACTACCGGACGGACAAGCGCATTTCCCGCGCGGCGTATTGGCGCTTTGCAATCCCGCGCTTCCTGCAAGGACGATACGCGAAGGCCCTCTATCTCGACATCGACGTGCTTCCGGTCAGCGCGTCCCTGTTCGGCTGCTTCGACTACAACCTTAAAGGCCGCGCGATTGCGGCGGCGCGTGGAATGCGCAGCGTACTGCGGTCCCCAAATGCGACCGGATTCAATTCGGGAGTTATGCTGATCGACATTGATCGTTACATGCGCGCCGGGATCAGCCAAACCGCGTTCGAGCTGATTAGGAGCGATATTTCGTCCATGACCATCCACGACCAAAGCGTGCTGAACGCTGCGGCGGAAGGGCAATGGATCGAGCTGTCAATGTCCTTCAACTTCTGGGCCGGAGCACTCCGCACAGAGATTGAAAAAATGTTCCCGCCCAAGATCATCCACTACGTGGGCGATTTCAAGCCGTGGCATATCGTGACGCCATATCCGCGCCACCCGATGCGCAGCGATCTGATTTCCAGCCTTGTCAGACGCGGGCACTGGAGAGTGCTAACGCGCGGGTTGCATCTGCGGCGTCTTCTAAAGGCCGCCCAAAAAGACAGTTCAGGCGAACTGGTACACCGCCCCGACAATCGCACGCGCGACGCTGCCGGACCATGAAGCGGTTGCGGTGCGCGATACTAGTTCCGCGGCGGTGACGAGGCTTGCCGACGAGTAGCGCACGCTGTTTACGGTGAGATCGTCATCGAGTACCGCGTTTGCCCATGACGTGGCGTTGGTGTTGTTGTGCAGCGCCATGTACACAGCGGCGCTGTTGGCGGGCAGCGTGAATGTTGCGTTGATGCTTGTCCCGAAAGTGTCCGCGTTTATTCCATCGAAGGCAGCGGCCGTCGCCGACGCGAAGCCGGTCATCAGGTAGCAGAACGCCGCACAGGCCGCGCCGTTGCCGGACCAGTTGATGGTGATGTTGTTGTTTCCGGCGGAAACCTCGCGCGCCGCGATCACGGAGGCCGAATCCTGCCTTGCCGCCGTCGGCGTGACCGCAATCGAGCCGTTCGATCCGCCGATGCTTACGCTGACCGCCGTCACGCCGTCGCTGCCGCCGCGCTTGCCAGCCGCAACGATCAGGAGGCCGTCTTTGGGGACCGCGATGTTTCCGAGATTGAACGAGTTGGTCGTCGAAACGAGCGAGAGGGGCCCGAGATATGTCAATTCATTCGCCACGGGCGAGCCGCCCATCATCATCGCCGCACCGCCCGCCCCGAGCGCGCGTTTCGGCGCGTACTGAATCTGACGCGCCTCGGCTGGCGACTCCGGCACGCGCGATGCGCGGATGATCGCGGGCTTCTGCGGAACGAATAGCTTGGGCGGGAGCGAGAGATCGAACGGCATCACGTCAGCCCCGTCCCGTTGATCCAGACCTCGGTCGATGTCTTCTTGTGCGCGACGGCTTGGCCATTCGCGGCAAGGGATCGCGAGCCGGTTGATCCGCTTCCCACCCAGCGCAGCGTTGCGCCGCCCCCGATGATCGCGATGGTGAGTGTGTTGATCGCATTGCTTATCACGAGGAATTCGCCGACTGTCATCACGTCATTGTCAATTGTAAAGGTGCGGGCGTTGTTATCGCTCGATGGATGATGCAATTCCGTCCCGAAATCATTTGCGACCGTCGTGTAGTTTGCGGTTTTGCTTTGAACAGGAATGTCGCGATAGAGGGCTTTGCCCTCCACCCCGAGCACGCCCGCTGCAAAGCGTGCGAGCGTCGTGTCGCTCTCGTGGCCAAGGTCGACGGTAAGCGCCGCGAATGCCTGCGATACCGAACCACCGATCGCAGCAAACACACTCCCCAGCGCCGTCTTGATGTTCGCCCACGACAGCTTCTTCAGGACGTTCGATGCTTCGCTGTCCGCGATGCCGACGACATCGTTATCGTGCGGTGTTGTCTTGGCCGTAGCGGCAATGATCTGGGCTGCAGTAGCGATGGGAACTCGCCTCGATACATTCGGCGTCCCTTCGCGCTCGATCTCTGCCCAATCGCCAGCCGCAGCGGGACTACCGTCTGTCAGGTCGGAAATTTTTACTTCGGCCATGCTTATCTCGCCTCAAAAGTCGATCAAGATCACCCGACGAACGCCATCAACCGTAACGCGATGATCGCTATCAACTGTCACGCGGGAGCCTCCGATGCCAATTCCATCAGCGGTGAATGAAGCTATAGATGCAAATAATGATGCACCACTAGCGCGCTTTTTTCCCGTCGATGCAAATGCCGCATCTGCATCGAATTCGGCTGCGCCTGCAATTTTCTTGATGCCAGCGGCGGCAAAACTGGCAACGGCGCTAAACACCGAGATACCGAACGCTTTGAGAAAGCCGACAGCGATGAATTCAGTTGCGGCATAAAATGCTACCGATACAATCTTCACCATCCCGCCCAATGGACCAACGCGATATTTGCGCGCATGCCCGGAAGTGGAAACTAGATTCGGATCGCCGTCTGCGGTGCGCAGATCGGCAATGCCGCTCACCATCGAAACGCCCGCGCTTCCGCGGGCGTTCGCATAAGGAACATGAGAATCGCCGATCTTGCGGCCTGCCATCAGAAGGCGTCCTGTATGCTGAAAAACGTGTCCGTTGCTTTGACAATATAATTTCCTTGTGACGCGAATGTCTCCGACGTAACCTGATGCTTGCCGCGGAATGTGCCGCCTGTCTGTGCGCTCCACACGCCGACCCATGCGATCGTCGTCGAGCCGGGAACATTGAAGCTGAGATCGGACGAAAGCACCCGCACTCCGTTAGAAGCAGCGGCAAACGTCCCCTGCAATCGTGCATAGGCCGGAGAACCTCCAGACACTTCATTTAATCCGCTAGTGCCAGGATCGTTCGTATGTAACGATACCCAATCGGAAGCCGCCACAATGGCGTCGAGCCCAATGTGCCGTGCATTCTCCATCAATATACCCATGGCCTACTCCGTCTCGCTGAACATGGATTCTTCGATCCGCAATTTTCCGAAAAACTGAGTGGTAGTAACTTCGGAAAGAACGACCTCGCATTCGTGCCAATACATGCCCGGCGCAAAGGGATCGGGGTTTGCAGGAGGCAAAGGTGCGCGGAATTGAATCCGTGCTCTGCCATTCGCACTATCTATCAGGGCAATTTCGCCATAGGAATTGGCATCGAGAGAGAGCGTTGCCAAACGCGGTCCTCCCCGTTTTTTCGAGATCGCCCAGCGAATATCATCCCCAGAAAGACCGGATATATTCGCCGGAGCGCCGTCTAGCCCATTCACGGTGAAGTCCACCGTCAGCATCGAGTTGCGCTTGAAGCAGGCGAGATCGAGCGGTTCCAGTGCCATGCGCGCGAAGCTAGCCGCGCCTCAGCGCGCGGCAACGCACCCGTCAGGCGTCGGGATCAGACCGGGATTTCTTCCCACACGATGCCGATGTTGATGGTTGATGCTGGTCGTGGGGGCGGTCGCGCAAGCGGCCGGCGAAACCCAGCCGTACTGCGGGACAACGATCATGCCGCCGATCTCGACCCAGTTCATGCTGCCGGGCCGCGTGGTGGGGCGCATTCACGCCTCGCTTGTGATCGCTGTCATCTCCAGATAGATCGCGCTCGCGGTGGCGACGAGAAAGCGATAGGTGCCGGGCGGCAGTGTAACCGTTTGATAGCCGTCCGCAGTGAAGGCGGTCAATGCCGTCACATAGTTGGTGCCGTCGCGCGACAGTTTTTGCAGCGTCACAGACCCGCCGCCCCAGGTGGCCTTTGCGGTGATGCCGTACGAGCCGCCCTTCAGCGTAAACGCAGCCGTCGTCGCCGAGATATTCTCGAAGTACGTGTTTTCATTCAGCGCGTTGGCCTGCTGCGCCATTATCGGCGGCTCCTGTCAGGATCAGCCGGCCACGATCGGCGTCACCGTCGGCGCGGCCAGCCCGCGATAGATGACCTGATACGGCAGCTCCATGTCGGAGGTCGCGTCGGCCGACATCACCGCCATGATGCGCACGCTCTGCCCGGCCGGAATGCGCCCGACCGGGATCTTCTGCATGCGGCCCGCCGCATTGGTGCCGGACAGCGCGGCCTCGACATACGCTTCGCGCCGCCAGTTGGTGCCGTCCACCTGCCGCGCCACGCCGAACTGGATGGTGGCCGAGGTCTCCACGGCGGCGTAGCCGGTGGTCGCCTTGGCGAGATCGATCCAGACCTCGACGTCGTGCAGATCGCCCGCAACGCCGGCGGCGGCGGCAATCGTCAGGATCGTCCATGGCGTCGTCTCGGTCTGTACCGAGTCGTCGATGTCGGTCGTGCCGGAAAGCACCTTGAGCGAAAGAAATTCGCGCTTGTAGATTTCCGGCAGCGTATTGAAAGCGGGCGTCGACATGACGATTCTCCGTTATGCGGCTTTTGCGTCTGCCCTGCGCGAGCGGCCGCGGGAATGCGCCGTTTCGCCGGTGCCGTCATCCTTGGATTCCGCCGCAGGCGCCGCCTTGGCCCGCGCCTCGGCCGGTGTGTCAGGCAGCTTGCCGCCTTGCGCCCGCAACTCCTCGAGCAGCTTCACGGTCTCCTTTGCCTCGGCATCGACCGGCTCCATGAAGGCGTTCGGCCAGCCGGCATATTCGAATACGCCGTGCTCGGCCTTGAACATGCGCGGCGCCGGCCCGTCCTTCGACGGAAAGTGCAGCCATACCTTGCCTTCCGGAATGACGCGGTACTTCGCCATCATGCCACCGATTCGTTGAAGCCGCGCGCGTAGGCGCGGCGGATTTCGACATCGCGCGCGAGCGAGGCGTCGATCTTGCCCGAGGTGAAGTTCTCGTTGCCGACGGTGAAGCGCAGACCGAGATAGCGCTGATACTCGCCGGGCGGGATGCGGACCTTGATCTCGTAGCCGGCGACGAGCGTGGCCTCGGCGATCGAGCCCGACGACCAATGGACGGTCGGAGAGGTGCTGAGCCCGGCAACGTCGTCGCTTTCCAGTGTGATCGTCAATGTGGCCGATGTGCCGGCGGAGGCGAGCGTCGTGTGGACGCGGAAATAGAGCCACACCGGCTCCTTGCCGTCGCCGATGCCGCGGAAGGTGTTGGTGGCATCGTCGCTCGTGAGCGGGCCGAGGTCGATCACGTTGGTCGAGATGCGGGTCGCGGTGAGGGCGGCACCGTCCTCGAAGATGTTTTCCTGGTCGCGGATCATGGTCGTGTTCCCTTCATCCTGCCCCGGTCAGGTGACCCGGCTCTCGGCATCGGTGATCTGATCGACGGTTCGGATCGGAATGCCGCGGAAGGAAACCTTCGGCCGGCCCTCCTCCTCTCCGACAGTGAGATAGACGTTCGCCTTGTTCTGCGCCTGGATGTCCAGCATCGTGAACACCGTGCGATTGCAATAGAACGCCTTCTTGCCCGCAATGTTCTTCGGCACCTTGTGCACGGCCTTGGTCATCAGCTTGAGCAGGTCGGCGGCGCTCGACTCATTGACGAGATTCGACACGTCGATGTTGGCGATGCGGACGTTCGCCATCCAGTTGGCGACGCAGAAACCGGGCCGCATCTTCCAGTGGCCGCGGAACGCCATGAACTCGTTGCCGTCATCATCGGTGGCGATGTGGCGGCCGAGATCCTCGTATTGCAGCGCGCCCTGCGCCCCCTTCGGGTAGATCATGTAGGAGCCCTGCTGGCCCCAGGTGACGAGCCAGAGCGACGTGTTGTCGGAGCCGGCGCCGCCGGCATCGATGATGTTCGCCTTCGAGGCCGCGTTCGTGAGATCGGAATATTGCACGGCGAGCCCGGTGAATTCGTCCGGCGTCGTGCTGGTCGAGCCGTAGAACATCGTCTCGGCGACCTGCTGGTTCATCGCCTCGGCGAACGCCGCCTGCTCCGACAGCATCCAGCCCTTGCCGTTCAGCTCGACGAGGCGCTCGTCGATCTTCGACATGGCTTCGAGCATCGAGGCCGTCACGACGATCGGCGCCGTGGTCGATTTGGAATGCGGCACGCCCTGGTTGATGCGGCGGTAATAGACCGCCGGCAGGCCGGTGCGCTGCGTGACCTGGTGCCCGGTCGGAAGGTTGCCCTCGAACCAGGGGGCATCGAGCAGAACTTCGTTGGTCTGCTGCAACATCTCGACGATATCCGCGGTGGCCCCGGTGGGGTCGAGCCGGGTCTGCACGTCGAGGAGGGTGGGCCAGTCGCCGCCGATTGTAGCCATGGTCAACCTGCCTTGATGAAGTCTTTCGACTTGGGATTGAGCCGGTCAAAGAGCGGTGCTTTCTCCGGCGGTGGTTCGTTGTCCCGCTTCGTATTGAGCGGGACGACGTTCGATTGCCTGGTGACGCGATCGAGCACGGCCTCGAAAAACTCGACAGCCTGCGAGGAGATCGCGCCGGTATCGATGAATCCTGCCTTGTCGCCGACGAGGCCTTTCAGGCCGTCCGCCACTGCCTTGCGCCGTTCGGCGGCCCGGGCGCCGAGCTTCTTGCCGTCCTCGGCAAAATCCTTCTGCGCCGCCTGATAGCGCGCGAGCTCGAAAGCGTTGTATCCGCGCACGAGATCGTGAAACGCCTCGGGTGTGAGCTTGTGCTTGTGCGCGACCGGGAGCGCCGCGGCCAGCAGTTCCTCGTCGGGCTGGAACTGCACACCCTCCGGCAGCGTCACGCCTTCGGGCAGCATCTGCTCCGGCAGCGTATAGAACTTGCCGGCGTCCTCGGGCTTCTCGGGGAAATTCTCGAAGGTTTTGGCGTGCTGGGCCTTGAACTCGGCAAGCTCGGCATAGGACTGGATGAACTCGTTCTGCTTGAAGCCCGTCTGCGGGTCCCAGAAAGCATCGGGCAGCCCGTCAGGCTTCGTCCCGATCTGCGGGGACGGGCCGCCGGGCGCCGCGCCATCCGCCTGCGCGGACGGGTTCGGGCTTGCGCCCGAGTTCGGGTCTGGCAGATTGTTCGTCGCTTCGACGACCGGCATGCTCGCCTTCCAGGGCTTCGATCAATTCACGGGCGAGATTGCGGCGTCCTTCGGCGTGCCACAACGTACCAACCTCGGCCCCCGGCGGGGTCACCGAATCGAGCACGCGGTAGAGATTGCGGAGCATCAGACGGCCGTCATTGCCGAGCCCGATGCGCGCCATTGCCTTGCGTTCTTCTTCGTGCGGGCTCTCGCGTTCGTCGCTCATTTTTCCTCGGCCGCCGGTCGCGGCTGGTTGACAAATTCCGCGCCGAGCTGCGCGAAGGTGGCAATGCGTTCCTTGATCTTCGCTTCCGGCACGAATGAAATAACCTTGTCGCGCAGCTTCTTCTTGAGATTGTTGAGCGAGCGCTCCTCATCGACCATGATCTGCCACATGGTCGGTGCAATGGCCTGGCCGAGTTCGGCAAACTTCACCGCCGTCTGCACTTCCTGGCTGTCCTGCGCGCGCTCGGCCGGATTGTAGGGCTGCAGGTTGATCCCGGTCGGAATGCGCAGCTCGCGCCGGAGCGTTTCCTCGTCGCGGATGAGCCCGCGTTTCTCGGCGATGTAGCGGAAACGCTGGAACGTATCGTAGGGCTCCTCGCGCCAGAACGCATAGCCGGGCGTGCCGATGCGGCGCTGGCGGATCACCAGTTCGTCGATCCATTGCGTCGCCGTCGGCGGCGTCTTGCCGCGCTGCTCGGGGAAATCCACGTAGTGCAGCCGGCGGATCGACTCGCGCAGCATCTGCACATCGAACAGCGCGGCATCCAGCGGCCGCGGTTCGTAGATGTCCTCGAACGCCGCCCTGCCGCCCGACGGGCGTTTCGGAAAGGCGTCGCCGGGACGGATGCCGTCGGGCGGGATGTTCAGCACGCCGTCGTCCTCGTAGGCTTTCGGCGGGCGCAGCGTGAAATCGAGATTCTCGATCAGCGCGCCGCGCGTCTCGTCGAGCTGCACGAAATCGGCGAGCGCCTTGATTGCCGGGCCGTCCGGCCAGGCGAAATCGCAACTTGCGCCGAAACGGCCGACCACGAGCGGGCACGATCCCTCGCCCAGAAGCGTCGCCTCATGCACGAGCTTGCCGTCGACCAGCACCACATGGCGCCATTCGACATCGCCATCGTTTTCCCAGTTGCGCCACCACGCCCACACGACCTCGCAGGCCTGATTTTTCTCGTCGCGCACCTTGCGCGCGATTTCGTCCGGCAGCTTCGCCATGATCTCCTTGCCGAGGAGGGCGCGGAGATGCCGGTATTTCGTGCGCCGCACCTGCGCGCGGAAATCCACGCGCCCGTCCGGACCAAAATCGATTTCCAGTTCGCGGATCGGCACGCCGAGACAGCGCACCGGCTGGCCCTTGCCGGGATCGTCGATCATCAGCGCGACGACGCCGATGGCGGCGTCGGGCACGCCCGTCTTTGCCTTCTCGGCGTAGTAGTTCGATGCGCGGATCAGGTCGAAAATTTTCGCGTCGTCGGCGGCAAGCGCCTTGTTGATTGCCTCGATGTCGGGATTTTCCTGCCCTTCCTCGTCCGGATCGGTCGGCAGCGCGCGCTCCGCCCACGGCCCTTCGCGCGGGGTGAACGTGTCGATCAGCATGGTCACGAAATCGTCGACCACTTCCTGCGGAAACGAGGTCTGCAATTGCCGGTCGTCGCCGGAACGGTTTGCGTCGCTCGCCGCCTGCGAGCCCTGCCGGCGCACGCGGCGCGGCGCGGTGTAGAAATAGACATTCTGGAGATCGTTCTCGATCTGCCGCTTTTCGCGGCGGGCATCGTCGAGGCGGTCGCGCGCTTCCTGCTCCAGCGCCTTCAGCGCATCCTCTTGCTGGCGCGCCTGCGACGGGGCAAACACTACAGCGGATGGCATCGATCAGAATCCCATGCCGAAGCCGAGCGATCCGGGGCGGCCATACAGGCGCATCAGTTGTTCGGTGCGGCGGCGCGCCTGCTCGCGTATGGCGTCAATGCGCTCGCGGTCGGCGGTGGCGGCAGCCGCCTGCTCCTCGGCGCTCGGTTTCGGCATGTCGATCTTCGGCCGCAAGAGGTTGCCCATGGGAAATCACCTCGGCTCCATGGGCGACAAGATCGCGCCAAAGCCCGTCCGGCCACAACGCACTGGAACGCACGCCCAGAAGGTGCTTGACCATCGTCACGCAGGTCATGCCGAGCCGCGGGCACCACGGCCCGTGATCGAACGGCGGCGCCGGCAACCGCAGCACGGCGGCATCCTCGCTTGCCGCCGCGAACCAGCGCTCGAAATCGTCGTCCCCGATCAGCCCGACGCGCATGCGCGCGAGCTCCCACGACAGCAACACCCAGGCCTGCGCATCGGGCACGAAGGCGAGCGCCGACACGTGCTTGAAGCGGCCAGGGCAGAGCCGCGCGACCCACGGCGTCGAGCGCTCATGGAACAGGATCAGCCACTCAGAAGGCTCGATGGCGAAATGCGTGAAGATCGGCTTGCCCATCAGAACGGCCTTCGCGCGCCGGTGAAGCGCTGCCGCCGCGGCGGCAGCCGCACCACGCGGGCCGCGGTCTGCGCCGACTTGCCCAAGAGCGTCCTGCCCTCGCCGGCGCCCAGCACCATGTATTGCAGCGCGTCGGCCACGTTGGAGTAGCGGTCCTTCTTCGGGATTTCCTTCACCACGCCGTCCGCACCCTTGATGCGCTCACGATGATAGCGGCCGGCCATCGCCGTCTTCAGGGTCGGCACCCGCGCCGGATCGAGCAAGAGACATGGCGCGCCGTTCTCCATCCGCCGCAGCAAGTCCGCCACCGCGTTCACGCGCAGCTCGATGTCGTTGTCGTTGCACGGGCACTCGATCACGTGCAGCCCGAAGCTCTCGAAGATGTCGTAGCTCGTGCGCTCGGTCGACTGGAACTTGTCGGTGCCCTTCGGATCGCCGTAAATGCGAATGTCCGTGATCCCGGCGTAGCGCGGCTCCGCGAGCTTGCGCTTCAGCATCGGCGCGAACTCCGACGAATCCACATCGAACGCCACGATCTCATCGAGGATCTGCCACCTGGTCCCGACCCGCTGCCCGAGCACGGCCGCCGGCGAGCGGCCGAAGTCCAATCCCACGTACAGCGTCAGCCCGGCGATCGGCTTCAGCGCCTCCTTCGCCACGTGCGTCTCCGGCGAGAAGCCGCGCCAAACCGGCTCGCCGTCGACCCACACGGAAATCCGGTTCATCAGCCGCGAGTCGATCCAGCGGCGGTCCTTGCCGGTGATCTTCTCCCGATAGAATCCGGGCGGCAGCCATAGCGTATTCTCCGCCGCCGGATTGATGCGGTAGCCGCGCAGCGTCTTGCCATCGGCATGAAATACCTCGATCAGCGCCGGCGGCTGCACGAAGTACGCCCACTCCTTCGGCCAGTGCCAGCGCTCGCGCTCCTCCGGCGTCATGTCGACCGGCAGCGGCACCTCGTGCGTCATCCGCACCAGCCAGTGATCCTCGCCCGGCTCGTTCATGTCGCCGAGGATGCCGTGCCAGGTCGGCCCGCCGTCGCGCACCGGCGGATAGCGGCCCGTGCGCCCTTCCGCGTCGTCGAACACCTGCTTGGCGGTGAACTGCATCTCGTGAAACCAGAAGCCGGTGAAGTGCGTCGACATCAGCTTCTGCACGTCCTCCGGCCCGTCGAGCGCGATGAAAATCAATTCGCAGGAAACATCTCCTAGCCGCAGGTGATAGATCATCGGCCGCGACAGCTTCAGATCGTTGCCGTACTCGGCCGGCGGCAGCCAGTCGATCACGTCCTTCAGCGTCGTATCGCGCAGCTCACCATAATGATTCCGCACCACGCCCCAGCGCGTCTTGCGCAGGCCGTCGAGCGGCGAGCGCGCCTGCTCGCACGCGATCTGCCAAATCTTGTTGATGACCGCGAGCGTCTTGCCCGAGCCCCACGGCCCGCGGATGATCGACACATGGCTGCGATCGAGGAGAAACCGGCCGAGCACCTCGCCGTCCGGCTCGTAAATCTTCTGCCCTTCGGGCGTGAAGCGGAGTTGCGGCAGGGCCCGGGCGGGCGCGCTCATTTGTACCGCTCCCCGTGAACTTCGCGCAGGCGCTCGAGCAGGCGGTCGCGGGCCCGCAGGTCAATCCCCCGCTCGCCCTCGTCGATTTCCATGGCCTTGCGCCGTACCCAGGCTTCGCGCAGGGCGCGGCTGATCGCCAGCTTATGCTCGCGCGATTGATGCCTGCGTTTTCCCGGATCGGCCATGCGGCAACCGTCGCCCCGCCGCCGCGCAGCCTCAACGCACTGCCAGGTCAGTCTTTGACGAGAGCAATCTTCATCCGCTCGACCGCGCCAATCACCGCGTTATCCAGGTTTCCCTCGAAATGAAACATCGTTGCCCCATCGGAAAACTTGACCGCCATCGCCACCGCGCAAATATCTCCCGACCGGGCGCGCTCCAGATAATCTTCAAGCATCGCAATCACCTTCGGCCGCGGCTCGCCCGGCGGCAGAATTTCCTCGCCGCGCAGCGAAACGACCTTCGGCGCGTCGCTCACCGCTTCCTCGCCTTCGCCTTGCGCGGCGCCCGCTTGAAGCCGCCCGTCGCATAGTACGCCTTCACCTGCTTCCCGGTGTACGTCCGCCCCGACGGCGACCGATACTTCCCGCCCTTCGTTTTCTTGAACGGCATCACCCGTACCTCCGCTTCTTCTCCGCCGTCAGCACCGCCGCCCGCTCCCGCAACTCCGCAATCGACGGCACAACCGACGCCACCGCATCCGGCTCGACGCGCCTCCCCAGCCCCGCCGCAATCGCAGCCCGCTCCGCACGATCCGGCGGCCGGCCAGCTTCCTTCTCAAACGCATCCAGCGCAGCGCTCAGATCAGCGTTCGTCATGGCCGATCACCTCATCACTTCCTGGTCCTGGTCGGCGCGGAAATGGCGGCACCAACCGCCGCGGACCCGGCATGAACATCGCCACCGCGCCCATCGCAAGCAACATGATGACGATCCCCATCCAGACCAGCCGAAGCGACAGCGGCTGCGTCGCCCAGATCTCCGGGATGATCCTATAAAATTCGACCGCGATCCCCGCAAACACGAGAACCACCCCGAAGACGACCACACCAAGCAGAATGTCGATCATCCGGTTCATCTCAGCACTCCGTCCGATGATGCTCATCTGAATATCCCTGCGCCGCGAGACACCGACAGCCTACTCCCCCAAGATTTTTCCAACCAAAAAAATTTCCAGACCGGCCCGAAGTATAGCAGAAAAATCGCGCGGGGGTATCACCTGCCACGGAATCGCGCGCCATTTTTGCCCCCACCCCCACCTCGCGCGCGCCCGCCCGGAGGTGGGATGGCATGCACGCCGCCGAACTCGCACGCATGCCGAGGCCGCGAAGTCTATGCCTGCATGCCGAGACAAGCCCGTGCGTTACTCGTCGTTCCGCACCGGCTGCTGCTCACCCAGCGGGTTAACCTCGATCACGTCCAGATTGTCTATCTGGCGATCCGCGCGCGAGCTGACATTCACCTGCACAACGACGCCCGGCGTCACATGACGAGCCGCGCCGTTCTGCTCATGATCGGCGATGCCGTCGAGATAGCCGATCGCCTTCATGCGCGCGTTATCGTTCGCGCTCTTGTCGCGAATCTGCTTAGCGACGAGAATGTTTCCTGCGCTGGCGCTTGCTCGAAACACCTGTTTTTGCTGCCTGATGTACCGCTGGACGTGCGGACGTTCGAGCGCTGATCTCATTCGGCGGACGGAGAAGCCGACGCGCTGAGCTGCTTCATTCCATTCGATTGGCGTCATGGTCTCTTGATCGCCGAAGACCATGAGGTCCAAGGCGCGTTTCAGCCTGCCGCGGATCTCCTTGACGCCATCCTTGGTGGGAACGCGAACGATTGAGGCGGCCGGCGGTCCTGCTGGGCGCTCGTCTAGGGTGAGGTCGTTGGACATGGTGGGAGGGTGCGGGAGCGGCGGGCGCATGGTCAACGCACTGGCTGGTGCGGCGGATGTGAGACAGGTCCGCGCTCCATATATATACTATGATATGCGTGGCGCGGACTTGTCTCACAGTCTCAGGCGGCGCCTGTACCAGGTGGCGCGGCTGATGCCGACGGCCTCCCATGGTGCCTGCTTGGCGATAGCGTTGCGCTCGTAATCGGCCCGCGGCTTGACGCCTTGTGCTCTGCGCCGGGCTTGATCGCGCTCCCGCTTGAGGATGCGGGCCTTGGCTTGGCGCTCGGCCCTTGTCTCGTCGATCGCGCCAATGGTGCGCAGATTGAGCGCCTGGCGCTCGCCAGCCGTCACGCGCAATTTCCATGCGATCTTGTCGGCTCGCCAGCGCAGCGGATGCTCAGTGGCGTCACGGATCAGGCGCTCGCGAGATGCGAGATCAAGCCACGGAGTCCAGTAGTCGAGCCACGAACCAATGCGGCGGGCGGCGTCTCTGAGCCGGCCGATATGGTGCACGGCGAGGCGGGCGGCTTGCAGGCCGTCGTCGGTGGCGGGCAGCTCGCGGCCGTGGCGGTATTGGTATAAGCGATTGAGCTCCGACAGCCGCACGGCCGCGAATGTGAGCGGGATCGAGCGCTTATCTTTGCGCGCGTAGCGCTTGGCGATCTCCCGCTTGCGGGCGGCGATGAGCGCGGGCGACGGGCGGGTAATCTGCTGACGGTTCGCCATTGCGGATGACGTGCCGTGCTGCTCGCCTCCCGGCAACGCACCTCATGTAACAATTCGTGATGACGCGATGCTCTTTTGTCGTTTGACAAATAGACTGCGGGCGTCTATATTCGCATTATCAAGACAGGGCGCCTCGCCTGACTTCAGGGGCGGAGACACGAAGATGACAAATCACCCTAATCGTTCGACGGCTTCTGACCTTCGGTATGTTGTTTATTCGGTCGCTTCGCATCAAGTGCTCGCGCATTCCACCGACGTCAAGACAGCACTCAAACTGTGCAGGGGAGTGTATTACGGAGACAGCGACGAATTTTTTGTAGTCTTCGTCACACGCTCAAAAGACAATATCTCCCGCTTTGGTGCGGGCCGCTGGCCACGCGACGCGAAGATCGTATGGCGCGGCAGCAATGAGTTGGCTCAACGCTACCGCGCGGAAGACTGAGACGCCAGCCCATGCCCCGTCTCGCGCGGGGCATGTTCGGGCGCCTTCGCTCCCGCGATCGTTGCAGCGATCAAACACCATAGGAGACCCGAACGATGACGAAACCGCTGATCCTCACTCCGCCGCGCGTCTATCGCGATCCGAAAGGCAAGATCACATGCGTTGCGCTGTACGCCTGCAATCCGCAGGGCATCTACTTTGGGGAATTATTACCTTACTCCCTTGACAGGGGCTAGGGAGTCATCTACATTGACCTTATAGGCCGATCCACGGCCTTTGGGAGAAAGACGATGGAAAGCCTGAAGAAGGCCCATAACGAGCGCACCTCCATCCTCGCTGCATCGTATGAGAGAAGCGCCGCTCACGCCGCCTTCATGGCGGGACAGGCCACAAGTCTCAAAGAGAGAAAGAAGTGGGAACGGCGACGCGACGCAAATAAGCGTAAAGCTCTTGAGGCGCGTAAGACGATGGCGGCTTAGATGTCTAAAAGCACCATTTCGACCTTTGAACTGTTCGCGCTGTTTCCCGATGCGGAGACAGCGCGAACCTATCTGGAAGCGCGGCTCTGGCCCAATGGGCCGCGCTGTCCTGTCTGTTCCTTTGGCGAGCGGGTGACGGCCCGCAAGGGCGGCTTCTACCGCTGCAACCAGTGTCGGGAGGATTTCACCGTCCGCACCGGCACCATCTTCGAGCGGTCGCACATTCCGCTGCACAAGTGGATTTACGCAATGTATCTGCTGGTTACGGCCCGCAAAGGCATTTCCAGCCTGCAACTTTCCAAAGAGATCGGCGTCACGCAAAAGTCCGCGTGGTTCATGCTGCACCGTCTGCGTGAAGCGTGCGGCAAAGACTTGGACAAACTGCAAGGTCTGGTCGAAATTGACGAAACCTATGTCGGCGGCACCGAGG